TTATCTCTGTCTATATGATCTACTTCATATTCTGGTGTTAAATCCCCGTAATACATTTGGTAGATAATCCTACTAAGAGGGTAGGTCTTACGTTCAATGCCAATTCTATAATAACCACATTCGTCGATATAGGTATTGACACGCTTACCTCCCCTCTCACTCTTCCGACCTCTACTAATCGTCTTATGCTTCCAGTAAACGAAACCACCTTCAACATAGAAACGTTCTAACAACCACTCCTTTGTTGGTACTTCTTTTATGTAAGTAGGCATACTATTTATCTATCTAAAGACTATAATATACCACGAATCACTAATATGTCAAGTTCTAGCAAATAGGTAGTAGGACTACTTACCGTAAGTAATGTTGTTAGAATTCTTGAGGGTGTGTCATCAAGTAATCATCCTTATCCCACAGTGTATGCGTATCATTGTGGTAATAGTATTCTCCAGCTACACCTGTCCGGCCTGTCCAACGAATCTTACTAGCCTTCATCTTGGTAGTATTCTTCTCAAATTCGTCTTCAGCCTCTTTATTACGGGTGAAGAGGAGATTACAAGCTCCACTTTTCAGAATTGACCCAGAACCCATGATATCTTCTTCATGCATTTCTGCCCCTGTGGAGTTGGCTTTCTGATTTCCACTACTTTTACGTACATGGTTGACATTAATAAACGTAACATCGTGAGACTTCACCATACCTTTCATCCACCGCATAAATACAGACTGTTCCTCGTTGCTTATGCCGTCTAAGATATCCTGCAATGGATCAAGAATGATTACTTGACAATCGCAAGCAATGATAAGGTTATTTACTAATTCCTTTAAGGATTCAATCCCGCCATCCCGTTCTTCTATAAGATGAAAGCGTGGTGTGCCATCTTCCTTGAAGAACAGTTCATGTTCCTTTTCAAGAACTTCGGAGCTATTAAGGAACTCCATCTTTTCATCGGTATCCTCGATAAGATCGATTTTACGTTGTACGTGCCTACTAAGAATCTTTGTACCCCATTGCCCACAATCTGACTCAAGAGTTACCACACCTATACGGTAAGGAGAGTTAAAAATCCAATAGTAAAGGCATTCGTCAACGATAGTAGACTTACCTGTTCCACTCGCACTTGCTAGGTTAATGATGACTTTTAGAGGTATACCTCCTGCCATCATCTTTTGCAACTTGTGCATGAATGGTGGTAGTGGAATCTTAGGCATCAAAGCAGCCTCTCGAATCTTACTACTTAACTCCGAACTAGCAACAATACCATCCGGGGTATAAGGTTTTGCGTTCCAGAAGTCCTTGATAAAACTTTTTTCATCGTTTTTCTCAATGTAGATGTCAGCATCCTTATACCGCATCTTCATAATATAAACCTTACCTTTTGGTAATACTTTAGCTATCTTTTTGTTTGCCTCTTGTCCGGTGGGGTCGTCATCCATACAAATGATGATTTTCTGGAAGCGATCAAAGTACGAATAGCGTGCTTGAATCTGCTTTGCACAACCATTCTCACCGACTGTAGGACTTACTACTGCTACAGACTCAAAATCCTCTTTACCACGATTAAGACGATCATCGTTGAGCATCTGGTAAGCACACAATACCTTCGTCTCACCTCCGACGATAAGACAAGTACGGTTGTGATCTTTGAAACGAAACTCCCCTACCAAATCACAGTCCTTACCTACAATACCAATAGGATTAGTAAAGTCTTTAGGAAAAGTGCGTGTCTTGTATCCTACCAACTCGTAGTTAATCGTAGTAGGTACATACATCTTAATAGGTTCACCAGTCTCCTCATCGTACTCATAACGTACCCCGAAGAATGCGTTAGTCTCCTTCTTGATTCCCCTCCATCCTTTACAATCGTTCCCTGTGTAAGATTTAATCTTTGTATTTTCTTCTGGTGTAATCTTTTCTCGTGTGCTCACTTCTTCCTCTTCTTCGTTATCATCCCACCCCATAGCTTCACGATGCACCCTGCTTGGTATGGTGAATTCACATGACCAGCAATATGCACCATTGTTCTCACCGTACACGTGTAGATTGTTGCCTGAAGTGTCTCTACCATTCTTACGGCATCGAGGGCATGGAGTTTTATGTTCGTAAGATAGATCAATACCCCACTTGTTGTCCATTACTCTCCTCAATAATTAAACCACAACTCTTGATAATCCACTTTCGTCAAATTGTAAGCCTTAGCAAACATTTCTTCGTAAGAACCTCGTTTCTTTTGCCATTCTCGGTACATAAGGAGAGTAGGCTGCCGTAACAGTCTGCTTTCCTACCTTCTCTCTAAACTCAGACTCTGCTGTGCAGAAGTTATGCCAATCTTCCTCTGTGATTGGTTTATCAGATACGTACAAAGCATTAACACCATAATCTGAATATTCTCCCTCAGACATCAAGAAGAAATATAATCCTTTTAGTTGTTCCATGTTAGCAAACCTTTACATGATTAGTTTCATCTTTAACTACATACATAGTTAATCCGTACACCTTCTGAACCACACAATATTCTGCTAAGTATGATGGATATATACAGTGCTTTCTTGCATAGTCCGTGATAATATTTTCAATATCCTCGCTCACGTACAATCTTGTCGGTGTTGTACGACATTGTTGCATTTGCAAGAATACTTCATCAAGTATTTCTTGGTATGTTTTCATATCTTAACAATACTCAAGATAAACATTCTTGATAACTTCTCTCAACCGTCTTAGCTCCAGTTGTGTATCAATAAGCTCATCATGCAAATCGAGATAGTCATTGTAAGAAACATAATCTCCGTCAATACGTTCAGTCATAAATGCTCCATGTAGTGAATCATCTGTATCGTACCTTTTAACATTCACGTTAAGCTCCTTATCTTGTAATAATCAGTTGTTCACCGGGCTGGTAGGGACGAATAATTGTGTAGTATGCAGAGAAATATTGAATACTCATAGACGTAATACTTCCCTCTCCAGTGAACCACAACACCTCATCTTTACCATCTAATTTACGACGAATTGCAGTACCTATAGCACCATCATATTTTGCTAGGTACATCTCCGCATACTTCATACCCTCTGCATCAATCGTCTTTCCACCTTAACCCGCTTGGACTTGTCTCATCATAGTAGAATGTCTCTTTAAGCTGATCCAACATCGATGACTTTTCTTGCATAGTTGTGTCCTTTTATAGTCTGCCTGTATTGCAACCAACCCATGAAATTCCCGGACCAGAAGTCTCCATTCCTGTCTTTATGTGTTGCCCCATAAGGGAACTCTCCATCAAATTCTGACGCTAAGGGCGTTGCTACGTGTTCTGTGGCAGAACCATGCTTACGATCATCCCCTACTAATCTTTCAAACACTTCACGAGATTTCTCTACACCGTAATCTGTGTTCCTGAAGGAAACTGCGGCAGATCGAGCACAACTTACTTTGATGGCGTCTTCTAAAAATAATTCTACTTTGTGGTTCTTTTCGTCAAGAATGTAGTAGACAATCTCATCATTATGTCGATAAGTGGTGATATAAGGCAAATGCCACTCACCAGCTTTCAACAACCTAGGCTTACTATCTTCTCTAGCTTCCCACATGCAACGAGCGAGTTCTGAAATTGACGGATCAGCAGCATCGTGATTTCTAAGCCAGAAGTAATTCTCAAGCTCTGTGCCTGTCAGTACAGTTTTCATCATCTGGAATGTTTCACTTAATCTATTAAAAACTTGTTTGTGAAATCCAGCATTGTAATAAGCCTCAGACCAACCTACAGCATCTTCTTTAGCTTTCTCCCAAGCTTCTTGAGGAGTCATTAAAATTGTCTTATCTCGTGGGTGTGCTACAACGCCATCATAATCTTCCCCTTTATCTTGCATACCCGGATTAGCTTGCCCAAACCGTACAGGCTTCCCCGTAAGCTGTTCCTTCATCTTAGCAAACGGAATAGCACGGCTACTCGCAGAGTTCTTAGATAGCATCCTATGGGTGTTGACCTCACTCAGTACCAGTCGTGGATAGGTAATCTCATAGGTTATCAGCCGTACCCCTGCTTCGCTAATGCTGTCACAAATTACCTTAGCTGAGATGCCTGCCTTGCCAATAATTTCTTTCATTTCTTTGTTCTTCCTTTCCTTGCTGAATTGCATGACCTGCAAGCCATGGCAACGTTATCTAAAGTGTGTTCTCCGCCTTCGGATAGCTCTTTAATATGCTCCAATGTTCTTTCCTCAGGAATAGTCTCTTTCTGACACCAGTAACAGTACACAAGACGGTAAATAATATCAAGAACAACATCGTCTACCGTTCCGTCGTCTGTCGCTTCAATTTTCTGCCTACGTTTGAATTGATGTAGTCGATGTTTAGCTCTCCAACGTGCTTGATGGCGTTTGCGGTAACTTCGCATACTCTCTCTGTTCTTCTCCTTGTACTCAGGTTTACGTTGTGCCTTACTACTCATACAAGGTTTACAATAAGCAGAAACACCCATCCTACCTCTTGCTGCAGGAGAAAAATTGTCAAAAGATTTTATAACATGACACTCTAAACATTCTTTCCCCTCATCTGTAACCACAGGGATTGGTTTTACTCTTCCTCCCTTTTTATGTAACTGGGTCTCGTTTTTACACCAATTACACCAACTGCTGACATATTTGATACTCCCATCTTCAAACCTCTTAGTAGGACTAAAATTATCAATACTTTTAACTTCACCACATTTTGTACACTTCTTTTCCGTAACATCTTTACCGTTAACTAACATAATTAACCTCCATAAAGATGTTATTATACTCCACGTGTATAAAATATTCAAATGGTTTTCACTTACCTTCCACTTTAACCATCATACCATTGTCTCCATTTCAACATCATGTCCAAAATGCTTAAGCAAATGCTCTAACAGAATTTCAAAACCGTAAGATCGGCTGTCACAACAGCTAGCTTTAGGCATGTAATTACCAAAAGACTCTCCATCAATTGTCACTTCAAACCCTTCAGCATAGCTTCCTCCACACTGCTCGCAATCGTTGTCATCATACAGATGAACAATATTAATCTTGCTCATCCCAACACCTCCACCAAAGACAACACATGACTCATCTGCTCTTTTGTCACCTTACCTTCTACTTCAATACGTACAACATCTCCAGCTTTCTCTACAGTGATTTTGAAGTTGTTAGATGGTTGTTCTTCTGCCAGCTTAAAACGTGTAGTAAAAAATCCTCCCCCGCTCACTATATTATCGAACTCTTCAAGGATAACTTCGTCATCGCCACTAACTGAAATCTCTTTACTTACGAAAGCTTTCACAGTGTAAACATTTCCATTCTTCAATAACAAAGAAGAATTCTCTGCATCAACACAAACAACCTTGTCACCCTTCTTAAACGTTGTCATCTTCAATCCTTTCCAACTCCTTACAAGCATTTTCCATAGCTGTATCGTAATGTTCCCAATTATCCACTCCAGCATTACGTAGAGCATTAAGAATTACCCAATCTTGCATTAGATCGTAATACTCATCTTCAGTGATAGTGATTGTCTTTTGCTGATCCATCGCCCTCTCCGCAAATCTGCTCCATATGTTTATCAAGTCCGTCCATTGCAAGATTATATTTATTCCAATAATCTGCTCCGATTATATAAAGAATAATTAACTTTTCCCGATCTTCTAACAATTCACGATATTCGTCTACTGAAATGGTGACAGTTTTCTGTTCAATCATGTCCATCTCCATTCAAAATCATAACAGCCCTAGTTTTCCCTGTAAGCTCTACGAAAGCATATTCATCATTAGGAACAAACCCTGTAATCTCCCCTCTTTCCTGCATTCTGGACAAAGCTTCTTGTACCAATTCAAACGATTCTTTTAATTGATCACACAATTGAAACACGTACATTATTTACTCTCCCAAATACTATCGTCTACACAAAACAATATGTCCGACCATACAAAACCATCTATCTTTCTATAATTCAATGGTGTCACTTCAACAACCATGCAAGAAAGACCCTTACCTGTTGCCATCCACACCTCACAAGGGTTGCCATATACATCTTCTTCAGGCCAATCCTTGATAAGCTCTTTTAGCTCACGTACTGTTAGTCCGTTCCTAAAGGAAGTTATTTTCATACTACTCGCCCTGTTCGTAAATAGCGTCAATAATATTAGTAGCAAACTTTTTAGATTCTAGCTTAGCAGGATCAAGCGTAACAGTCATGCCTGCGTACTTAATCTCTAGAAGTTGTTTCTCAGGTGTCTTACGAATTGGTATCTCAATCTCTTCTGCTTTAGGTGGATTCACTTGTGGCATAGGTGGTGCTGGCCTACTTGGAGGTTGAATCTTAGTAGAATATAACTCAAATCTTTCTGGGAAATAGTAGCTACCTGTCCCAATAAGCTTCACATACCCATCAATATCAACGTCTTCAACTTCATACAATTGCCTGTCCATTAAATCGCAAAAACCGTTATTCATGCAAATAACCCAATCACTAACTTTGAATTTACTCATCACTCTTCTCCTTAATTGTCAGGCCACACTGGCTGCATACATATAAAAGAACATCCTGCTTATTCAATTTCCTCTGTAGCTTCTTTACTTCTTTAGCTAATGTTATTACAGCTTGAGGCCATTGTCCACAATACATTTCCTTCTCGGCTTCGTCAGCTTTACGTAGGGCTTCTTTGAGAGTCATTTCAATCTCCTATTTAACAACCACTGTTTCAGCTAATACACACTCTGCTTTTAAAGATGAGTTCATGTTAAGAACAACATTGCGAATTTTCTTACACTCAGCCTCTTGAACGTAATGTCCCACAATATTGATGTTAGATGTAGAAGAAGCGTTCACTGTAAGGAGTGTCCATAAGAGAGCTACAATCATCTCGTACTCTCCTTAACCTTGCTAACACCCTCATCAATAATCTCATCAAGCTTCTTATCGATCACTGTAACGATCTTACCACCAATACGTTGTACGTTGGGATTTTCTGCAATCTGTTGTGTCGCGTATGCTCCAGCCATAACATACATTGTCTTCTCCGAAGGGATGAGAGCTGCTATTAAAAATACAATAGCTGCTGCAGTACCGTACTTGACAGCACTCTTCTTACAGTTGTCAAATACACCCATGAGTGAAATAACAGCAAGAGCAATTCCACAGAGAACAAAAACAAACTGTACACCATGTAATACACCTGCCAGATATACCAATAAAGCTAATGTCATGATTTCTCCTTTAAGTAAAATTGTTACGTTAAGTATTACAGTTTCTACCTACTACGTCAAGAACTATTTCTTCTCTACATAAACAAAAAGCCACTACACCCGTGAGAATGTAGTGGCTCTATATTACCTCATATTAACGAGGAACGATAGCAAATTGTGGGCCTGAAGAATAAGGCATTACAACAGGGCGACTAATAAACTTGTTCCAAGCATCTGTTGCCCCTGGAATACCTGAATTAACAGCATACGCAAGAGCAGCTTGCATATTTGCAGGGTATCCACTGTTAGTAGCATCGTTACCAATCATCATACCTGCTTTTGGCATACCAAGAGCAACAGCCATCTCAGCACTACCACAAGTTGTTGCACGAACATTGTCGGGTTGTGATTGTTGATACACCTTAGCCCATGAGTCATAAATTGGATAGTCGCTTGTTACACCATCCCTTACTTGGAAGTAGTAAGGAGTTGCAGTGATCCAGCAGAAGCCGGGAGCAATCATACGATCAACCGGCCCTTTAGCTTTCCATTTCAGCATCGGCACTGCGTCTGTGAATCCAAGCTCGACAGCACGTCCGATGGCTGCTGTAAAGAAATCTCCTTGCCAATCTTTATACATACGCTTATCTTCTTCGTTAAACGCATAGCTATGAACGAAAATACTAAGCTTGTTAGCAGCAGGGTTGTTAGCGTATTGTGCGTTATACCATTCCAAATTCTTGGAAAGGATACGAGTAGCTTCACTCTTAAGAGTGTCATTATCCGGGATCAGGAAAGCACCTTCAGCATATCCGCGCAGTTCCCAAGCTTGCTGTCTGATTTGATTATTAACAAACAATCCATCACTCGGAGGTGTACCTCGATACCAAGGATTCATATGATATGCAGAAGCCATCATGTAGAATTCCATCTCTTCGAGATAGTAATAGTCTCCAGTAATCATGTAAGGAACAAAGGATAGAGACGGTACGTGAGCAGTTTCAAACGTATAAGGTGAAGAACAGCTATTCACACAATCTGTAAATCGCTCGTACTTACCTGTGGCTGGATTCTTGGAATCTCCAAGGTTACCACCCCATCCGGCCCATGGCCAATCAATGAGGCGCAACGGGCGATCCGTATTCTTGTCACGATAATGCATAGAAAAACTGCCAGCTTCATCTCCAGAGTTCAACACCATGCCTTTCATGTCTTTGTCTTGAGTTAGCAGATAGGTTGCTGTCCATCCGGGCAGGATTCCAATGTCAGGACGACCACCAACGTTAGGCATGTATGGGAAAACCAAACCAAGACCCATGATGTCTACGTTTGCTTTTGCATATTGACTCTTCCAACTATCGATATTAGCTTGTGTAATAACAACACTACGATCATAGTTAGGAATAGCGCCTGTCTTAATCATGTACGGCAGGTCAAACTTGATGTTTGCTTTATCTGCCAAACCTACGCTAAACACCTTATGCCAACGTGAATGGTGGTAGTGCGTCACACCAAGTTTTTCATAAGCCTTCTGACCATCTAAATAAACTGCTACATCGTATGTTAGGTTGGAAGGATTAGGTTCATAAGCCCAGTTATTCTCGACAGTGATGTCAAAACGACCTGCATCTACAGTGCTATTGGCTCGAATTGCATAACGAACATTCAGATGAGGGTGTGCTACACCATTAGCATCTGTAAGAGGTACATTGACAAGGTACTCGTTGACAATACTACCGCTCAGCCATTGCTTGTAGCTGCCAGACTGGAGCTTCGCTGCAGGGTCTGCAGTGTATTGCACACCATTCAAAGTGATAACAACTTTAGGGGCATGTTTTGCAGAGAAACTAGCTACTTTAGAGGTGGACGTAGGCTCAGTGACATTGTACATACCGAGGCTAAGAGTCTTAACTTCACCGGCAGCAATACTCGGAATCACGCCTGACAAGATAACGTGTTTAATACTACCATCTTCGTAACGTGTTTTCACATCATTTTGAAGAGGAATAACACTGTTGTCTGCAAGCTTTGCTTCTACTAAGTGGTTGGCTGGAATATCGCCCTTGGCAAATACATGCCCGAAAGTAATAGGCTGGTTTACTTGTGCTGCTCCTGTGAGGTTTTCCGCTTTAACAGTGGTGATTGCAGGATCATCACAGTTGGCTGCTTGTGCTGGAATTTGCATACATCCAGCAAGAATAAATGCAGCAATTGCTGCAGAAGCTGCTTTATTAATTGTTTTTCGTACAGTCATTTTCTTTATTTAAGTTGTTAATAGATTTTTACTACACAATACACCTAAATTTATTACATATCTACCTCCATAAAGTTAACTAACAGTATTAATTATACAACCACTATTCGTATAGTGCAACTGTTACAAAGATTGTACGACTTGGCTGTAAGCAATATTTCTAAGACGTTGATCTGCTTTTGTCAAAACATCTAGCAACAATACCTTCTCTTCCAGATAGACTTTAGCAAATTTAGGGTCATGCTGCACAATACTGGAAGTGTTACTAATCAAATCGGCACACTTGATTGTCTGAATCCATTTGTCAGATTTGGCAAGACGTTCCCTTGAAGCTGCTTTGCGTTGTGCTCGATTACCTTCCTCCATATCGGATAACCCCAACACACCTCTAGCAACATCAATACCGAACATTCTGAAAAGATCATCAAATGATACACCTTGATCTTCCATACAATCATGTAGCCAAGCTACAGCAATTGCTTTCTCGGAAGAAAGAACAGTGGATACAATGCCTGCAACTTCTGCAAGATGATCGCTGTAAGGATTATTCGTATATTTCCTCTTCTGGTCTTTGTGCACTTGTCTTGCAAACATCATAGCGTCATAGGCTAGGGTCATTTGTCACTTTCTACAAACAGGTTGTTCACTATGTCAATAACATCGTGGATAGGATCAAGGGCACGATACTCATCGCCTTTAATACAATCTATAGCATACTCAAGTTTAGATACAATCTGCTCTCTTATATTCTCTTTACTCGCCGGATGCACTAAGAGAGCAGCATTGACAAGCAGTTCGGCACGCTCTATCAACCCATTACAGTCCTTGCGTGATCCTTGAATTTTCGCCAGCAGTAACAGGTCTTTTATTTCTTCCAGCGCCATGCGAAGCGCGTCTTGGTTAGTGGTCATGGCTGATCTCCGATGCTTCGACGGCTTCGATCAAGTCGCCCACAAATACCTCGCTGGAGCACTGATGGCACAGACAAGGATTCACGGCCTTTTGCATTCCCAATTCCTTCGCTTGCTCTTCGCTGTCGGCTTCGACCTCAACCCAAACAGACGCATCTACGGTGATTGTTACCACGTACTTTTTCATGCTTTCTCCTGTGCGGCGCGGGCGGCGGCTACAAGTGCGTCAAAAAGCTCTTGTGCTGATTGATAAACGCTATTCCTGTTTTCGATAACTGACTCCATTTCTGGAGTTAATAATATCGGCAAAGTTACGAATTTGTCATCTGTTCGTAATCCTGTTTTGCAATACTGGCAGTTATCGTTAACAAACCAAGATTCACTATGTTTGCCAGTTGGTGACACGCTGCAATCGTCGAACTCCATTTATCTTCCCCTAGTAACTATCAATCCTTTTCATTTGTCTCTGCAAACTCCACTTATCGCACAGATCAGAAATACTACCATCTTTGTACACGTATATTGTAACACCGTTATGTACAGCTTTTACAGAACTAGCTGAAGCTTCGTTGCAATATTGGATACAACGTTCCAGAAATCTATAAACCGTTTCTCCCAATTCTGCGTAAAGTGTAGTCATCTCGTCTCTCCTTTGTTTGACAATGAACACATTGTACGTAACGTTCTTATCTATTGTCAAGCGCATTTAAAATAAAACACGTATTGACACTGATAAAGTAGGTAAGTAAGATTCTTACATCTAATGCTGACAAGGAGAGTGATGTGTTTGTTTACAGAATCGAGGATGAAGAAGGTGTAGGTATGTATTGGAGTAAAAAGATTACTGCGTACACTGATGATGATTACCCCGTCCCTATCGATGAGGGTAAACATCCTCCACCGTATAGGGACAGCTTGATTAATACCCAGTGGAGTTTGATGACGTTGTTAGAACAGAAAGAATACATATTTGGCTTCTCTTCTTTAGGTCAGCTTAGAAACTGGATATACAATAACGATTGGCTAATGAATTTACATGCTAAAGGGTTTGTTATTTCTGTCTTTGAAATAGACGAAGAGGATGTTATTAAAGGATACACACAAGCTCTTTTCATTCGTAGTAAGAGTATTAGCTGTTGTTCCTATGACATAAAAGAGTTTTTCGGTTTATGATTTAAGTTTACGGAATTTCCGCAAGTGTTTCCGGGATTTGGATAGGCATTTCGAGGATTTGAACCAAGATTGCCAGATTTGATTGATGGATTTGTACGATATAGAAGAGATAATATGAATAAATTTGAAATTGGGCAGAGGGTGAGGATTGTAAGAAGCAAACACTCTCTGGATCACACCCTGTATGTACGTGGGTTAGTTGGTCTTGAGTTTGTTGTTGGTAAAATTAGTGACCATGGCAATGCTATATACGAAGGTTTTGACACTTTCTTTGTCCCACCAGAAGCCTGCGAACTTGTAGGAGAGACAGCTTCTATCAAAACCACTAAAGAGGTGTTTGTACTTAAATGTAGCACGACAGGGCAATATCTTGACGGCTATAATGGTCTTAGGAATACAGCAGAAGTTTTCTTGACTGAGGAAGAGGCGGTAACGCGATTGTGCTACACATCTCATGAAGACCTTCAAGTCAAACGCTGGACAATCACCGAGGAGGATGTATGAAAGTCATCATAGAAGTTAATGAAGAATTGATCGAATGTCTTAAAACAGCAGCGAGAGGTTGCAGATATCACGCAAAGAGAATAGAAACTGATGAGTCATGCTGTTACATTGGCAATCCTCAAAAGGATATGGTAGAGTATTATGAATCAGCAGAAATGCTGGAATCGTTAATCGAAGAGTTGAAAGAGTAAATGATAGTTAAGAACGTAGACTTCCTCCCTGTATACAATTCAGCAGAGCCGCATGTCCCTAAAATTGTAGCTGCTGCTATTATTTCTGACCATGACGGAGTGTGCTATTGGCTTGCTCCTCCTAATAGACATAAACATATCTTGGCAAGATTAGCTGATAGCAACTACCCCCATCCTATCAAAGGTAAGCATGGCTTCATTACAAATGAATACAAGTTTGTAACAAGGGAAGAAGCTGCAATGATCGCCTTGCTTGCTAATCAAGTGAAGAGTGGAAGGTTGCAGACTAAAGGATCGCTGTGTACTGAAGATTTGTGGTAGAAAACTGTAAATATCTTTTACCCTGACAGCACTTTTGGTTGCATTTTCCTTATACATGGTAGTACAATGTTTACACATTAAGGCTCTGCGGGGAAAACTTTCAGGCATTTTGGAATCTCAAATTCGTTTGGCCTGAAATTCTCAAAAAGTTCGGGGAAAAAATTTAAGTCCTTCTTAGAGTGTTTTCCTCCGCAGCCCAACTCCAGTTTCTGATCGAGGACAGGCCCAAAGTGTTGTCAAAATCATAAATTTTAGGTTGTAAAATAGCAACAACGTTGTTTTTATACAACATTGTTGTATAGACGTGACAAAACTGTCGTGTGAAACAAACAAAACGTTGGTTCCATACAACAATATGTTGTTTTTACACAATAGCTGCCCTCCTCTACCTGTAAATGTGGTATAGGCGCGAAATGTTTAGCACTATTAACGAAAAGGCAATAGAAAGCCCATCGCTAACAGCGCAAACAGATAGCAAATTGTTATGGATAGCTAACTACTATCCATTTTCAGTAATCAAGCATTAGTAACAAGTAATTAAACAGGCATAGCGAACCCTCCAAGCAATAAGCAGGATGAAACGAAAGGGCGAAACAATCCCTCTGACACACGTCAAACAACAGGCGCAATCACACGCCATAAAACAGGTCTAAAGAATCAACAAAGAATAGTTATGCAATCACTCCTCTATATGTAATAGACCGTCAATGCTTGCGAAAGGCGAAGAGAAACCTTCGAGCAAACTTTTATCGGCTTATAGCATCTTAGAACGTTTTCAGCATTTATCAAGAGAAATTTTTAACTGCTAGTGACTCTTTCCATATAACTAATTATGGAAAGGTTAATTATTTAGTTAAAAACCCTTGCATAAATAGAAAACGCTATGTACTATTCGGTTATCGATTCAGCGCAACTCTAACAAGCAAGCAACGAATCAATCTATTACTAACTTACTGGAGCTTTTAACATGACTCAAATTCTTTGCCGCCTTGACCACGAAAACAAACCTGTAGTTTTCATCGCTGATACTCTCAACAATGGTAGGATGAAAGCATGGCAGGAGGGCGATGAAAAACCCAAGTATGTGGGTTTCGACTATTACAAGAACACAACTCAATTGTCTGAAGCTGATAGCAAAGTACTTGCAAAACGGTTTGCTGAAGCTACAGGCCAAGAAGTATACATTAGACAACGCTTGCCGCGTACATACCGCAAAGTACCAAACATTCTAGCCGTTGACAATGATCAAAAGAAAGGACGTGCTAATGCTCGCTCTGAAGCTGCAAAACGCCGCGTAGAAGCCGAACAACAAGTCGCAGATGTGCTTAATGAAGCTGTCGATATGCAACAGGAAGGAAAGCAGATTGATGATGAAAAGCTGCAAAAACTGTCTGTAGCTATCGCAAAAGCACTACTTGAAGCTGGTCTTTGATTTCTCTTGCACCCCCAAGAGATTGCCCTTGCTAATCACAAGGGCTTTTTTAAGTTGACATAGTAAGATTATCTCTCTATAATTCACCTTATCAACTAACAGAGGAGGGAACAAAAATGAATTCGATAGAGAAAAAGTTAACCGCAAGAACAAAAGCAACTCGCTACATGATGATGTATAAAACGGCACAAACTGTCTTTAGCATGTTGCCTGACAGTGACAAAGCATTACGTGGAAGGCTAAATGTTATGGGTGAAATCACCACTATCATTGACATTGCACACTGCGCAGTAGTTAAGGCTTGCATGATAGACAATAAGCCTTATAAGTTTGGCGTAGATGCTTATCGAGTGTTAGCTTTGAATAAGTATTGACAAGGTAAAGCGATTTGCTGTAATATAATCACACTACTTAAGAGGAGGCGTAACCATGGAACAATACCAACGTTTTGCAGTCATGCTTGATAATTTCGGACATGATGTTAACGGAAACCCGATAGCAAGACACACAGTTTTTGCATACAAGGAAAAAGACACAGCCATTACTAATCCATCTGCAGAACTATATGTAACAAGACAGAGAAAGCAGATAGGATATAACGACAAACGAGATTGTTATGCAGGAACTGCTTTGCAAAAAGCTGGCGTGTTTGGCGCAAAGTTCGTCAGGCGCGAAGGCGACAGAAGCAACGGTGTGATTTATTTGATTTATGTGAGGGAATAATCATGAAAACAGAAACTTATATTCTTCCATCACATTGGGCACCATACCTGATAAATGGGGATTCTTCAAATTTAACAGACGAAGAAGAAGAGGAAATTGATAATTGGCTTAAGAATGAGGGATTGTCGTTTCCCTTATCTTGTGAAGACTACGGATTTAAACATCAACATGATGCTAGCTATCTAGGCGTGTTGGCTTGCGATTGTCAAGAATATATTTTTGAAGTGAAGGAATAAGAAATGGCAGCTAAACAATCGGCAGAAATGAAACATGCGCTTGAACTTGTGGCAATCGGAATCTCTGTTAGAGAAGCCGCTAAACAAGCTGGCGTATGCAGGGAAAGTGTTTACCATGTATTACGTCAACAAAGAAATCTTAGGAACCAACAAACACAGGATAAGGAAGGAACAAAATGATTAATGATGCAAGGAAACGCTATATAGAAGCGGAATTAGAATTTGCTTGCCCTCTTCCATTGATTCCTGCTAACAAAAATGGCAGCTTATGGATACAGATCGGTTCTGAACAAGGTAAGACAAAATATATCGGAATCACGCCGGAGCAATTTAGAAAAATAGAACTTGTGTTGCTCGAAGAATTGTAATAATCTGTTACCAATAATAACAAAAACAGAAAAACTTACTGGTAACTATCTATAGGGAGAATTGGTAATGTGTACTAAGACATTTCGAGTAGTGAGCCATACGACAGAATGCCACATAGACGAAACAATTACTGTCAACGGTTGGATGTGGCATGCCAAACGTGCATTAAAGCAACATCTCAAAAAGCATCGTGTCGGTTTTACATGGATCGGTATTTTGTACGAAATCAGCTTTGGCACTATGAGAACTGAGGCATTCAAGGGTGAGGATGGTTGCATTATCTATATCAAACAAGTAAGTTGACACATCCGCAGTTTTCCCTTAATGTAGTGATATTATATTCCTGAAAGGAGCATTGCCATGTTTATCTTGACACATATCCCACAAAACAGGTTTGAGGATGTTTCTCAAGAGGTGATAACAGAGGACGAGGCACAACTAATATTCGCAGCAATCAACAAAGCCGAAAAAGATATTGCTGAAATCAATGAAACTCTTGATCAGAGCCAAAAGAGAGCAGAAGAATTCTTTGCAGCGATTAAGAGATTGAGGGATGCACGATGAACTTGTTAACAGACGTGCTCGATAGAATGTCCGGTGTGGCTATTCTGAAAGAAAAGATTATCCAACAAGATAAAGTTCTAGAAGGCATGCAGAAGATTATTCTTGAGCAGCAGAAAGATATTGCAGAAATCAAAGGTACACTTAAGGCAATGATTGCTATTAGGAATGGAGGGTAGAATGTTTTGGTCAATAAACTACAAACAAGATTACAGCATTCAAGGTTCTATCCTTGACAGAAAGGAAACCATCATAGTGTTACATTCTCCGTCTGGTTATGGATACGACTGGAAGAGAGAATGTAAGAGTGTACATGCTGCAAAAATTGCTGTCACAAAACACATCAAAGCAACAAAACAATCTTGACACAGTAAGATTATCTCTCTAAAATGATTCTTACGGTGAACAAAGAAACGGACTTATCATGAATTACCTAGTAACCAAGTATCAAGGCAAATGGTCTGTTTTAGATTCAAAGGTAAGAGTTTATTACTTCATTGGATGTGGTAAAAAGTTTTGCCAACAGAAAGCTAACGAACTAAACAAAGGATAAACAACCATGAGTAAAGAAAAACCTATATACGAAAATCATATAAACCTTTGGCAAGCTACTATCGAAATGCATCAAATGCAATTGCAAAGATGTGTACCTAGTTTAGAGCCTAAATACAAAGCTTTGCGCGATGCTGCAGGAAATGTGAAGGAAGCCATTGAAGCTTATAAAGCTTTGAACGAACAACTTTGAAAGGATAACCATGAAAGCAATAGTAACCAAATACATCAGCCCAACAGATACCAAGCCTAGCAAGATTAGGGCAAGTGCCGAAGGCGTGAAGTCAATCACTGTGTCTTATGATCATTCGCTTTGTAGCGCTGGAAATCATTATGTTGCTGCTAAAAAGTTTCAAGAGGTATTAGGTTGGAATTGGGATGAGATTGTTTCTGGCGTATTGCCAAATGGAGACTATGCGCACATTGGCATATACGAAAACAACTAACTCTTGACACAGATAAGTAACAAGCTTACGATAGTAATTAACGAAACGCAGAAAGGAATCTCAGATGGATGAGAACAGGAAAGACGTACTCTTAAAGGCGGCTTACGATCTGCTACAGAAACAAAACAATTCTTTTTATGTGCTAAACCTGTTGAGTGAAACAGTGCACTACGATGAGGCAGATTGTGATGGACATTGCCTCATGGAAGAAATTGCAATGGAATTAAAACTTGGTGAATATAAAGATTAAGTAACACTCTTAAACAACTTTTCAAGGAAGGATGACAAAATGCAAACCAAACAAAACGAAATCAAAGTTATGATTGACAATATCCATAATGAAGCACTTTTGCAACTTGATGCAAAGAAAGCTTTCCCAATTACTGAATATGTGGAAGAATCAAGCGTAATGCATGCTCGGGAAAAGTGGATTAAGGCTAAGGAATACTTAGTAAAACGTGGAATCGAAGTCAAGCCACTAATCAATGCTCGCCCTATTCAACAAAAGCTTATTTAAGGGAAAACACATGAGAACCTTACAACAAATATACGATTCGTTTCTGGATGGTGGAAGAATTAGCAATGAGGAATTGCTATTCGCTATGAATCATTTTAGACAGCTACACAGCATGTTAATAGTGCTTGGCGATAGGTTTGCTATTGCAGCATATGAAGCAAAACGTGTTGAGCTTGGCCTGTATTCTTATGCTGTGTCTAGGATGTTGCCTCAAGCGATTAAGCCAGAGTTGCGCATTGCTTAGTGTTTGTTGTCACAGCGTTTCTTAACGCTTGACACAGTAAGATAATCTCTCTAAAATGAATTCAACAAATCGACGAAAGGAAGAAAGCATGAGTAAAGATATCTTCGACACAAAACCTCAACTTCCCGATTATAAGAAGTTTGGGCCAGAACCATCCCTTCGTGAACTTATTTTCAAGTATTACAAAGCTGGAGGTTTTGATAATAAAGAATCTATAGAATTAACGGATGCGTACATATCTGAATTGCAAAAATCATGACTATCCAAACCCTAATCAAAATCCTCCAACAGCATAATGTTGAAGTGGTAGGACATTCAGATGATACTATTACGGTGGCATCTGTATATTGCAAGGATGGTAAAGCATTCGAGCAAATGGAGGATGTGAAAGCAGAGTTACAAGCGGTTAGAGAGTATTTAAATTATTGAGGAAATAGAATGATGCGCTCACGCTACACATATACCGATGATTTTGGTTGCCTTTTCTTCCCAACATGGAGTAATATTATCGCACAAGCTTATTTCATGGCCTCAGATGTTGACAACTATTATTGCTGAGAGGAAATAGAAATGATTACTGAAAAAGCCGAAAGATATGCAAACAGGATTGTTTCTGAGTTGAAAGGTATTCAAAATGAAATTGACATAGGGAAGATGAAAGAAATAATTACGAAATAGCTTGTAAGATTATGTCACAGTGATATAATGAACTCATCGAATCAGCAAACAGCAGAGGGAAACAAAATGGATTTCATCAAAACCGTTGAAGATTTTGAAAAAGCACTGAAGGATGGTGTGTCTGTGGTGCCGCTGTTAATTGGGATAATGAAGAACTGTACTGTGACCACACAAACGAAATGATAGAGCGTGTTGCGTATCAAGAGGTATAACAATGAAAATTACAGATGAAACCAAATCAAGTCAGATTGCAGAATTAATGGGAAATTCAGCAGATGATACAGACGGAGCAATTATGCTTGAGTTGCTTAGGCTTGAGTGTGTAACAGACACAAACGATCTAGATGAGGATCAATGGCTTGATTTGGTAAGTGAGTCACAGAGAATTCGTCATAAGCTTTAATTATCTAAACAATAGGGGGGGCAATCATGGGACAAAATGACGGACTAGAAGTAGCTAAAACAGAACTAGAATCAATCCTATCTCTTGTTAAAGCTTTGAATGTGGATTATGACAGATTGAAGGAATTGCAAGAGAATGAGGAGGAATTGGACGAAGATGAACAAGAAGAGTTGGAAGAATTACAAAAGATTACAGACAACTATTTCCTATCTCGTGATGATGTACAAGAAAAGATCAGAGAGAGTGCATATGATGTACAAGTGAGATCAGCTTGGCAAGACATTGGCAAAGAACTAACAGCCTTGGAATTTATGATCTTGCTTGCCGGAGGAGGCCCAGAAGTACGGATCAGAGGCGAATTAGATGTGTTTAAGGAGCCGTCTGTCACATGGCTGGAATACAGGTCATGGGGCACCCCTTGGCAAGAGTTACGTATTAGCAGGGAAGAACAAGAGGCTATCATTACATTTTGTCAACAATTCTATTTTGGTGAATGATGGGTGACTTAATTTTAAAATTCATTGGTGCTCTCGCCATTGCTGTAGTTTTGATTGTGGTGGGGCTGATATCGTCAGGTATAGCTAGTGCTGAAATTACAGACAAACGAACAGGTAAGACAAAGAAGTGGGGTAAGAGATGAAACCATTTATTTTCAACAATTGGCATGCTTGGCAAGGAACTAAGAAATTCATGCTGTCGGATGAGTTGAATAAAACACTAAGGGAATTTGACAACGTGGATGCTTGTATAAACTGGCTCTATATCATGGATGATGGAATTAACAAGCTTAAGGAAGTTGCTAGAGCACTCCACAAACACAAGAAAGAGAACAAATGACAACACAAATTATTCTGTCCGTGCTTATTGTAGTGTTTAATGTTTCTCTTTCTGTAGCTGGAATAGTTGTCTATCTTCGTTAAAACAGGTATTTGTAGTCACAAACTCTATTGACAGAGTAAGATTACCTACTATCATTCAATACATCAACAACGCAAAGGAGTAATGAAATGTCAATCCATGAAATTCTTCTCACAGTAATGGCAGTCAGTAGCTTATCTTTAGCAGTAGGAGCATTAGTAGAAGTGGTTTTATCTTCGTTAAAACAAGGCTAGAAGCTGTCAAAACACGCAATGGCATATCTGCCTATGTCCAACACAGAATAATCGATTGTAGGGGCTATAAATGAGAGATAACGCTAAGTGGTACAGTGTACAGTTTTACAATACACAAACAGGGAATTGGTTTGCAGCACATCATGATTTTGATTGTCTAGCTGAGTATTCATCTGAGGAGGATGCTACTAAGTGGATAGAGTCTCAAAACAGATGGGAGATGATGGAAGGCGAAGAACAAACACAGTTTAGAGTTGTGGAGGGATAGAATGAGTAATTATGAAAAACTGTCCAGAGATTTAATGTTTGGCAGTGTAAACGTCAACGAACAATCATTGATAAATAATTATCAGCTTCAGTATCGAGCTAACAAGACAATGCTAGACATTCAGAATGCTATGCAGAAAGCTAAAAAGAATGGAAGGCAGAAAGTAGAGTTTGAATTGGGGATGTTGGAGTTATACTTGAAACGAGTGTTGAAAGGGATAAAATGAGCCTATTCTTAGTGTACAGACAGCCACAAACCAAATATGTCAACGTTTTACACGTTGTCGCCTGTATTGTAGAAGCAGACACAGAGAAAGAAGCAAAGAAGATCGCAAGCCCTGAAGTATTGAAGCCTGACAGAGATTACAAAGGAGTGAAAGTAATGCCTCTAGATGAGATGATAAAGCAAAGATCAACGTTCTACATATAATGCTTTACACAGTAAGATAATCTCTCTATAATTCATTCCATCAACTAACCACTCATGGAAAGGAATAGATCATGACTGAAGCTTACCAACAAGGATTCAATGCTTTCTACAATAAGGAATCTGTCCTCAATAACCCATACGCCGAAGGCACAAGTGAGCACAAAGCATGGTCTAACGGTTACACTGCTGCAATCTTTGACACAAGTGAGTTCAAAGATTATTGAGAACTAAAGCCTAGACAGACACAGACTGTCTGTCTAGGCTTATTTCTTTTGTGCAATTATTTACTACGTTTCCAATGAGTAAGTTATCCACAGACGATAGCCTGTAACCCGCATTCTATCAAGGATTTGCTTAATAATTAATCAGGGTAAAATGCTACGGCCACAGTATTATAATAAAATACGTCAATTCTTCTCAATCTCGTTATCAAATGCCGTAGAAAGCACAAACAAGTATTGAACAAGCTTACGGCAATATCTCTCAGAATAACCAGTGTATTGTTGCACTGTAGTAACATTGATAACGTCTAAATCTCTTAGCATACTAAACAACAAACCTTTATTGATCGGGTTTTTATTTCCTGAATCCAATTTACTTACTCCTGTAATCAAGTTGTCTAAAATAGGTACATCTTCGATAGCTTCAGAGAGTGTAAGGAACTCTTGAAGATAGATGTTATTTACGTTTTCTTTACTCTTCCTAATAGCCTTATTCTCTTTCTTCTCATTCCCTCCAGCTATCGCCGGAGGAGGAATAATTTCCCAGAATAAAGGTTTTGTAGCATCATTTATTCCGTCTTTTCGCTTAAGTTTTAGCTGTTTTCTGAATTCTTCATTCTCTTTCTGTTTCCAGTGTTTATAGGGTTTTATCTCCCCAGTTTCTGTGTTAATTCTAGCTGGAGAAATACTACCATCAGGGTTGGTTATAGTGGTACGAATAAATTTAGACATAATGTTAATAAATTGTAAGAGAAACACAAAAAGGGCTTAGAAGCCCTAACAGTGTTATTGTACTACTTACTGAGGTAGAAAGCAATCTTACGTAGCTATATTATGCGCTGGCAAGCGCCTTATGAACATGTCGTGATAACGACCATAGAGCTATGTTAAAGGGGGAGAATGGATTACTTACGTAATCTCCCCCTCCTACCAAATAATACAGGCTATAGGGCGCTTTTCAGCGCATAGAGGGTTGTTGTGTGCTGACGCACTAGCATATGGCCGTTTTCACGGCATAATCTCTATGTTGTGGGGTAAATGTATTATTACGCTATCGCAATAATATCTTGTGTTGTGTACAAAATACCCCACTTACAGAAGCATCCTTGTTGTGTGTGCAAAGCTATAGAATCTTTCTTTACAGAATATGTGTTTGTGTACGAATTATAGAGGATTATAATTACTAAGTAGTATCATAATTACCATTATTAGTACAATTATGGCTTGTGGATAACATTGTTAATAACTTAAAAGTTATCCACATAGCTATTAACACTATTGGTATGTCGTTAGGTTGTTTCGCTACTTTGGCGAACCTGCTATAGTCTTCTTAAAAATAGTACGACTGTTCTATTATTTGAGTACGAAACCTTAGTTTCCTACAAACAATGACAAAATAATAATTACTTAACAGAATGGAAAGACTTTTACTTACAAGATGAGAGAAAGCTAAGTAACAAACTACGCTACCTAGCTTAGTGTGTGGGCTTAGTTATGTAGCTAAAGACTATTAACTACGGCAGGTACTATAGTTACTTACTATATCTTGTGTTACTACTTCCACCGCTTAATGAGGTTACTTACACTGGTAGCAGTCCAAGTACCGTTACGTTGTGTTGGTACGCCTTGGTCATTAAGTTCTCTAGCAATCGCCTGTAATGTCATTCCTTGTGCTCTCATACGCTCTATAGAGGGCTTATGTTTGTGTGCAAACTCATTAGCGTAAGCCTTTACAGCAGCTCTACCCTTAGCACTACCTAAGTGCAAATTGTTGTGGTTGCCTAGCTTATCGATCTTATTGCCTGCTTTGCTGATGTGGTATCCATTGGCCTCTATGTTGTGCCTAATGGCCTTTAATGCTGCCTTAGTACGGTCACTGTTACGCTTTCGCTCTGACTCAGCAAATGCGGCATAGATGTGCAACACAAATGGATCAACGCTGTCACCTAGGTCACAGCATACAAAGGGCACTCGCTGAGTCATCAGACTACTGACTAGGCTAACCTCGCGAGATAACCGATCCAACTTAGAGATGAGAATAAAACACTTCAGTTTCTTTGCTTGTGATAGTGCCTGACGCAAAACCTTACGTTCATCTAGTCCACTTCCTCCACTGGCAACTTCCTCATGTGTGGTGAGTAGTTCATAACCATGTGTTGTCGCAAACTCCTCTATTGCTTTCCTCTGTGCCTCTAGCCCAAGCTTACTATCGCCTTGTTCCTTAGTACTCACACGGACATACCCTATAGCTTGTTTCATATCAACCTCTTCATACAGTAGTGGAAAGTTCACTATACCACAAAATCAAGAGGTATTTACGATCGTTCTAGGTTTTACACATAGCCATAGGAAGCGATAGGAGGCCCGTAGAGGCGTCGATGCTAAAGAGGGTAGGAAGGTACTAACTTGAAGAGAAAAGGGCTTGTGGATATTTTTGATAGAACCTAGGGCCGGTATCGGATAGATATGTCCCTGGCTTCGCAACACAACCGCTGAATGACTAATTTCCAAGCATACTCCTATGGATATTACAAGAACTTAATTTATAGTTTCTGCCTGAAAATCGTGTTTTGAAATTTTATTTTTAGTTTAAAATTGAATTTTGAAGTCTTGCCTGTCTTCTCAGCTTAAATTCTTCAGTAGCTGAGTAGATAGCCCATTCGTCTGGATGTTTGTCTGACTTGCTAATGTTACAAAATTGACAAAGCCATTGAAGATTCTCTATTGAATTACTGCCACCTAACGCTACAGGCATAATATGATCTAGATGTTTATTGCTTTTAGTTAATATTTCTCCACAACAATTACATTGGCAGTTTTGATCCTCCAACATCTGTTCAATTTCCTCTAAAGTATGACTTCCACCAATTTTCTTTCTCTTAGCCCTTCTCTTCTGATTCTTAATCCTAGCCCTATCTAAATTGTTCTTTTGATAAGTTTTAGCAGCATCTATAGCCGATTCTCTATTTTTCTCGTACCACTCTATGCTCTTACGCCTTATATATTCTTTCTCTAATTCTTTAAATTTCGGATGATTTTTATCCAAAACATGGCCTTTCAGTATCAGACCTTCCTTACATTCATAAGTGTTGCCGGACTCTTTGTATTGTACAGCCCATACTTTGTTAATACCTTTCCTTCCTACCACCGTATATTCTAATCCGTAAGTATCAGTGTTTGTGAACCCTACAAACTCTGCATTCCTAGCCTCTGCTTTTTCCAGCCTACGTCTGTGTAGTTCAGCTTGTTTTAACTCTTTTTCTTTCCTACGTTTTTCTTGTATCTCTTTATCTTTCCTCAATCTCTCTAGTTTAGCTTCTTCCCTCAACTTTTCTTTCTGCCGTTTCTGTTCTTCCTCCAGTAATCTCTTTTCCTCTTTAATCTTGGCTTCTGCTATGTAGTCTTTGACCAGTCCGTTTTCGATAGTGTATCTTTGTGTTACTTGTTCACAGCCTGTAGCTAAAAATCTTATCTTTATATTTTTGCTGCCAAGGTATTCCACTACCTCAAATTTTCCCCAATTTTTACTTTCAAAGACAGTTCCTGAAGGTATGTAAGCATCCTCGGACGAGACTTTCTTATACTCAACTTCAGGAAGCATCCCTCCCTCTTCTGCTTCTGAGTCGGTTGCGTACCCCATTTCAAGAGCATCTTTTCTTGTAGACTTTATGTGCCCTGTATTCAGAAAGACGATCTTTACCATTCTCTTTGGTAAGATTTCCAACACTTCCACCTCACCCCAATGTTTTGTTTTATATTTCTCTCCAACCTGCATTCTTTCCATCCTTCCTACGTTATTATTAGACAAAATAAAAGGGCACCAAAAGTGCCCTTCTTAAGTTAATTGTAAAATATACCTTACAAGGAATATTCGTAACATATTCCTTACAGAGAATATAGGTAAAATAAAGCGCACCAAGATAGTGCGCTATTTAAGTTCTTTCCTGATTATTAAGCTTTAGCCTTCTCCAAAGCCTCTGCAATGATTACAGCATCCTGTACAGTATAACAATCACATAAAACCTTCCCTGTACTATCTTTCACGGAAGCTTTGTACTTATGGCTACTTGTAAACACAGGGGTATCTGGCTGCTCATGCACATACACAGAGTAAGCTGCTCTTATTCCTTTGCTAAAACCCATGTCTTCAGCCCATTGTGTTACAGGAGGGAGGGATTGCTTATTTTCATCGACATTGATATTACTTGCGTCTGTGGTAGAGGTCATATTCAATTCCTTTGTCTGTCTGTTGTTACGTTTACTCATATTTATTGTTTGTATTTTAAGTCTTAGGTTTATAAATTACAGTACCAAGGCTTGGAGCATGTTTGATAGCAAGCCTCCATATTTGCTTTGGTGTCTTTCCTTCTTTGATAGCTTGTTCTATCACTCTTTCTACTTCAGGAGGGCAGTCTACTGGGATTATTGTAAATCCCATAGGGATTCCGTAGATTGTTATCACTCCAACACTATCCGCTATAGGATGTTGTTTGTGTTGTGTGCCAAAGTCTTCAGGTGTATCCATGACTGCCTCTTCAGGTGGTTAAAGATCGTTGGACAATTCCTCTATGAAAGCGTTCCTAAGCTTCATTAGTCTTTCTCTTAGACGATTGTTCTCCGTCAAAAGATCAATGTCAATAGTTGTTTGTTTCATAACTCTTCCAAGATATGCTGCTTTGGATGCAACATCAACTAAATCATCAAGTGATAGGTGACAATCTTTCCCATCCACTTCGATAGAGGCTACAATCCCTGATATATTCTTTATAGAAGATGTGTATTTGTCCCTCTGTTGCATTAGTTGTATGAAAGCAAGAACATTAGCCAGCGATGTGTCACTCTCTGAGCAGGATTCCATGTAACATCCTTTCTTAAGGGAATTAGGAGAATGTAATATTTAACAGAATGTAATAACTACACGTCCTCGTAGCTTCTTTGTAAGAATTTCTCCGTCTTCGTCAAATTGTAGAAATCCCCATTCGTTTCTATCTTGTACAAGGACAAAGCCAAGCATCTCGTCGGCTGTTAACACATTATATACAGGTTCTCCATCAAGTGTGACAACTGCTTTGGAGAAATCTTGCCAACAATTAAAACCACTATCACCTTCGATAACAGATATTCTCATTTATTCCTCCGTTCAATAGCAATCTTATCACCTAATGTCATTGCAAAAACAGGAAACCAACCTACAATCATGCATGCCATCAAGCCTATAAAAAGCTCCATGTATGTGAAGCTTGCTTCCTTAGTGCTGACGTACACGGAGGCTACAAAACCTCCAAGCCACCAAATTAAGTATAGAATAATGATTGTTGTCATTTAGATATTCCTTTCCTAAAATCAATCTTGCATATGCCTATAAGAGTATTCCAATCGCTCTTATCAACCAATGGTCTACGTAAGCGTAGATGTCTTTCTCCGATGATTGATCTGTCTATCTTCCCTCCTGGCACTCTCCATAATACTCTATATCCCGGCCCTGATGTTCCATCTTCAAAATTGCAATGAGGGTAGCACACTTCTATCGTACATACCATGAACATGTAATTGTACAAACTAGCAGGCATGCTAACCCCGTAGCATATGTCCCCTTCTTTATATAAATTCATTTTCTTTCTCCTCTAAACCAGAAATAAGTCGTTATAGGCCATAGAAATGGTACTAACCATGCAATCAGTACAGGGCCTTGGCAATACCACTTATATAGACGCTCATCTTCGTCATCAATAGCAGCACAAACACTACAACCCACAAGTAAGTTAACCAATATTGCTGCAGCAATCCAGTAAAACGTGTTCATTCTTTTCCTTAATCTTCACTTCTACGTCCCAACCCTTAGCCACTCTCTTACAATTCTCACAAATCCAAGAGTATTCTACGTCGATAGTGCTCCCTCTTACGTTCGCTCCTTTCTTCCTAGCAAAGAATATTACGTTCTCTTCTGCATGTCCAGCTTGGTTGCAAATAGTTTTACAGAGATGGTATCCCTCTCCTGATTTATAGCCCTGCTCTTCTCTAGGGCAAACAGATTGTGGGGTGAGGCAGAAGTTTGTACTCTCGAATTGTTGTCCATCTTGTGTAACTAGCGTTGCTACGACATGAGCCTTAGCACAAGGGCCAGAGTGTTTGGGCAGGTATGTATTCACAGCTTAAACACTCCCACAATACGTACTTTATCTGCAGGTTGAATAGTTTTGCTTCCTTTGACTATTGTATTAACAGTTTCTATAAATTTCGCACTTGTTACACTGCAGCTTGTGTTAACAGCAACGTTCATCCATGCGAAAGGAGACATCCCGTGTTCAAAATTGTAAAGTTCTACATCGACGACATATTCGTTATTCATTCAATCCCTCCATACGCATAGCAATTTCAACAGCTTGATCTACTGTAAAAACCTTATTTATGTCTTGTGCTACGAAGCAGATTCTATTAGGAAGAGAAATTAAAGCATCGTGTTCCCAATAGTCAACATCTGTAATCCTTAGCTTACTAAGAAGCCATTCGTATTTTTGTTCAGTTGTAAACATGATGTTAAATCCTATCTAAAACATTTTCAACAAGGTAGGCGTATTTAAGCTCTTTCTTAAGAGAAACTTGTAGCTGTCGTAAGCGTTTTAGCTTCTTCTTGTGTTTGCTAATTTCCTTCTTGGCGTTGTCAGCGTAGAGAATTTTCAACTCTTCTACACGAGGATGATCGTTGTCGTAAAATTTCTGGGAATATACGTATTTAATGTAGTTACGAGAAATCCTCACTTCAATCTCGTAGTATGTAATACTTTCAGCTACTCCCCTGATTAAGCTTTGAATTTCACTAGATTTCATAGTCATTATTTCTTCTCCTTAAGTAGTTCGTTAGCTGTTGCAATGATGGCTTCTCCGAGAGCTTTAGCCATTTCTGAAGGTATGGTAAAGTCAATATCTGCTAGATTAGATTTGGACCATTGATCTGCTGAGAAAATTCTTATCTCACCCAACCCGTCTTGATCTGGAGAAACAGATATTCCCCCTTCAGTTGCCCACACAGTACGTGTAATTTCAGTTATTACGTTTTCCATCTTACTCTCCTCTCCTTTCAATGTTGAAGACTTTTAGCAAGTCTTGCGCTAAAGAGAATGCATCACTGTGGTAGAACTCTCCTAAACTGACACTATCGTAGATAAAATCTGCAAGAGTGCTT